GTCTTGACGGCGGCGCCTGAGTTCAGGCTGCCAATTGAGGCAAACCGGCGCTTGAGCGCGTCTTGGTTCTGCTGATTGGCAGCATTCGCGCGCTGAGTAAGTTGGAGTCTAGCCTGCTGAAACTGAGGGTTCGTCGAGGCGGTGGGCATCGCTTCGGCTTGAAGGGGCTTAAAGGATGACCCTATTCCCTGGGCTTGCTGCCTTGCCTGATCCAATTTGGACCGCATGGCGGAGTCTTGAGAGGCTTCTGCCTTCTTGGCGCGAGCCGCGTTCCATTGCGAACGAAGCTGGGCGCCCATCTTTGGAAGAACCATTTTACCAGCGATAGCGTTGATTGTGGCCTCGTCAGCTTCGGCCAGTTTGTCTTCGTTTTCAAACAACATGGATCACCTAAAGCCCTTCAGGTTGTACGCAAAGTTCAGCCCGTGCACTTTGAACCGCTGATTAACTGTGTTCTGATTGGTAAATTTAAATTGAATGCGCTTGCCGCGAACGCCGTCGAGGTAGACTCGGGGCTCGCTCTGTCCCACGCCACCGCCCCAATTATCCACGCCCCAGATCATTGTACCCCAGAGGCTGCCTCCAGGGGTCAAGCTGATAGTCTTGGAGTTGCCCGATCCAAGGTCAGAGTCAACGCGGTAAATCAAGTTCATGAAATACGCGCCCGCGTTGTCTACTAGAATATTAGCATAGCGAAAATCCTTCTGGAAATTCGTCTCATCGTCAAAACCCGAGAATTCTTTGGTCCAGAAATACGAGTCAATCGCAGCGCCGTCGTCGTTATAGGTCCCAGGCGTCATGCGGTACAGCTTGCCGTTTGCGGTAGAGGAGCCCCAATAGAGAAGACCGTCATAGACTGCGAACTGGGCGGCGCTGATGCCAGTCCAAGGAACCCATGACTCTGTCTGTTTCTTGCTCAGGTTCTCAATCGAGAAGTCCATGACGTACACGCGGTTATTTGCCGTCGCACTCGAACCATAGGGTACAGTTATGTACGCCTGGTTCTGATAAACGATGCCGGAAATCTGACCCGGACGCCCCTCTTCAATGTCAAACATGTCGGGCTCAATGCGATCCGACTTGAGTTCGCTGCCCGCAGTAGAAACAGTCAGGAATGTTGCCGAAGGCTCAGACGTTCCGCCCGTAAGCGCAGCAATGCCAGCGATCTTGTCGTTTTGGGTAGCGACATAAAGAAGCTTGTTATTGTACTCAAGCACGCAGTACGGGCTCTTTGAGCCGTAACTTGAGCGACCCTTGATGACCTTCCAGTTCGTTGGGTCAGTGTCGGGCATGTAAATGATCCACGGAGTGTTACCGCAGAAGATCACAACGCCGTCATCGAAAACTCCAGCTGCTCTTATCGTGTCGCCAGAAGCATCGCCAGCACGAATGAAGTTCGTCGCGCCTACCGTGTACGGCTCATTCAGTTCCGTGTACCAAAGGAAGCTTGGATTTGCCGGATCGTTCATGAACAGGCGGTTCTGATGATACAGAATGAACGAGTATTTAGGGGGTACGCCGTTGTCAGTCGGGGCATTAGCTCCTAGCGACGCATCCGCAATCCCATCATCATAGGTTGTAGTCGTATTGTCGGCGATTTCCGTTAGACGCTTAAATGTAGCGCCACCGGCAACGGTTCGATAAATTCGCCGCGAGGCGACTCCCCAGCTTTGAGGAGCCACGGGGATACTTGTAAGTAGGATATTCCCCATGCTGTTTGCCGTGACGACAAACGTGCTTGCAATGCTGACGTCACCTTCAGCCAGGGCCGTATTGACGTAGGTGACTTTATACGTGTAGCTCGAACCCGAAGCGAATACCGCCCCGGTCGGCGCCGATGTAAGAACGGGCGCAGTCGACGGAGGGTATACGCCATGCCGAGTGAAGGCCGATCCGTTGTACTTGTACGGGATAACTCCGCCATTCCCAATAAAGATATGATTCTGAAAATTTGTGGCTCCGACTCTAGATCCGGCCGTAAACACGCTCTGAGCGCTCGGCACCGTGGTCAGCGTATTTGTGCCGTACAGGTACATGGTGCCGCCGAAAAAAGCACAAAGCGACTCGGCACCCGTGTCCTCTTTCCTCACGTAAAGACCGTCGCAGGCAAAAGTACCGGCAGAACCTGAGTTTGCCTTTGTGAATCCAGGACGCGTCTCAACGGCGCCGTTTGAGAAGGCTACGTTTGCGCAGTCGGGGGACTCGTTGGGCGCAATAATAGACGGCTCATACTTACTGTTCTTGCCGCCATCAAAAAGCTGGCGTCCCGTATCCGGATAAATGCGGCGAAATGCGCCCCTCATATGCTCCCAAACGGCGATGTAGCCAGAGCCTCTTCGCTCTGAACCATGGCGAACGCGTCGCCCCTCTTTCTTCGTTTCATGTAGCGCTTGACGTTCTCTTTAGTGCGGTCCCAAAGCTTGTCGTAGTAGGCGGCGGCATCGAAGTTCTCGTCTTTGGCGCACATTTCTCGCAGGCAGAAATTCACAAGGCCAGCGTGCGACAGCGTCGGCACTTCAAGCGTTGACGCCGAGGTCACTGCCGCGGGTTCTTTGGTAAAGAATACCTTGATGTCCTCGCTGCTTACCGCTGGGACCGGACGCATATAAATCTTGTCATTCCAGGTGAAGTAATACCTGGGAGTGCCGCGTACAGCGGTATCAGTGCTGAGTGCCGTAATGGCGTCGTCTTCGCGCATCGAGATAGGCTCAAGCTTCCGACCCTCGTAGGTGACACGCTTGATATCCATTGCGTATGCCGGGAAATCGTATTCCTGCTGATTGGCGACGCTCGTGTCGGTATCCGTGTCTTCAATGCAATTAGTTTCGACAGCGAGTTCAAGGCACCCTTCATAGATGAGGTGCATGATCTCTGAGGAAGCCCAGAACGTGTCGCCGATGGCGTTATACTTACTGCGCGCTTGGCTCTCAATTTCCAAAGGCGTCATGTTCTGGGCTCCTGGTCGAATCCTTGACCGTTAAACAGACTTAGCTAGCCTTCTTGCTCCGCGTCTGTCGGGTGGCGGCTTCAGCGGCCTCGTCGACGACGACGTCATCGGCGTGTTTCTTGAGGTGCGTCTCAAGGTCCTTGGCGCTGATTGCAAGGTAACGGCACGAGTTGCAGAGAAGCGGCTCGGGCTTGGCTGCGCCCATGTCGGGTGAAGCTGGCTCAAGCCGAATCATCTTGAAAAACTGCGGGAGCGGCTGATTGTCGGCGTCGCGCTTGATGCCTGCGAACGTGCCTTTGAAAGTCAAGGCCTCGTCATATTCCATCTCGATAAAGCTCTTGGCGGGAATCTTGATGTCTTGCTCGCGAAACTTCTCTTCGTAATCGTAGGTGTTATCGTTCCAGACTTTGACTTTCATTTGGGATGTTCTCCTTTTTCTGTTTTCGGACTAATACACTGTATAGAGCGTGTTCAATTCATCCTCTGCGACGTCCCACTGCGTGGAAGTGTGCTCGCCCTGGTAAATCAGGATGCGCGCAAGATCCCCGTCGAACCCCTGAGCCGTCGTTGGGAGGTTCAAAAGGGCCAAGCTCTGCTCGTGAGAGGCGGCCCTAGGGACTGCCGCGGTTGTGGTGATTTCTGCGCCATTTTTTCGCAGAGTAATCGTTCCATTGCCTCCGGTGGTGGCGCGGACGATCAAGGTCAAGATCATCCAATCATTGGCCGATGCCGAAGGATTGAAGTCAGTTCCCGTACCGCCGGAGAAATAACGTAGCCTAAGAGATCCGCCATCGTTCTTAAATCGAAACACTTCCCCATTCGTGAAATCCACAGTCGAGAACAAGGCCCCGTCATGAACAGAAGCAGGCTTCACAACAATGTAGGCCGTCATCGCATGCGCTAGACTGATGACCGAGCTGCCGGCTGAAAGCCGGTCAGTGGCGTCGCCACGAATGACCGAGTGGGTGTTCTTAACGTTCAGCCGGAGCGTGGGCTGGAGAGCACCAGTACCTTGGGTGAATGCGACTCCGGCGTTATCGGTGAACGATGAAATAGCACTCGCATCCGCACCGGCGATTCCATCCGGTCGAGTGTCGATTTTGACTGTGCCCAATGTAGTAAAGTCAAACTCTGCCGGAGCCACTGCGGAAGCGACCTGAGCCAAAGAGCCAAAAGAACCGCGCCGGTTCAGTGCCATTAGATGAGTTTGACTAAGTCGACTGGGGGCCAATCCTCGCCTCTCAATCCTTGAGCGTGTAAGCGATCCGGCACTTATTTCCGGCAGTGTCCGCGCAAAGATAAACGCTGGCCGGGTTAATCTGCTGCTTATCGCCGAAGATCGGGTCAAACGTCACGTTCGCCACGTTTCCCGTGGTCAGAAACATGCCGTTTGCCGTGGTCATGCTTGCGCCGCCCCAATAGATGCGGTTTGTAATGTCGTGATTAGCCTGAAGAAACAGGCTCGTCATCTGAACACCACTCAAGCCGGTGATATACGAGCTCAGCGCAGCCCCAGTGTTCGCGTTCAGCGATATAACCGCTTCCTGCGTTCCGAGTTTCATTGAATCACCGCCCGATGCAAACGACGTGAAAGACGTCGCCGTTCGTGCACGAGCTCATGAATATTGAGCCGTTCAGAGCGGTTGCGCCCGAGTTCAGGTTTCTCTTGAACTTCTGAGCACCCGTCGCGGCGCTAATCACGCCATGAGTGATCGTTTCGATCACTGCAAGGCCGCTATCCACGGCGCCGCTATTGGCGTCGGCATCGATCTGAAGACCAACGATTCGCTTGTTACCGAACACGGACGTGAACATCACAGTTTTTGTAAAAGCCATCTTTCCCCCTTAGAAAAGAACTTTGCGCGCCGGGGTTTCGGGGTGCTCGCACTGATCGCGCAGCTCCTCGTGTAACCGGTACATTCCCAGGAAATCAGCAAGCGGCATTTGCTTTACCGCCATGATGTTTCCCTCCGGATAGGCGCCAAAACATCCGCCCTCCGAGCAATTGATGTAAATTCCTGGAACTTTGACCGATACATAGTCAAACCAGCTCTTGAAATTGAAGTAGCTCTGCCAGGTCAGAACCTTATTGCCGTACACGTCGACAGCCTTAAGGACGTAACCCAGTGCCTTGTCGTATTTCGAATCCCATGCGTGGAATTTCTTCTCATACGAAAACGAGAAGTCGGCGCCGATGAAGGCAATAGGGTTTGCGCCCATGATGCCCTTGGCGATGTACAGGCAAGCGCCCAGCACGTTGCCGCCGTTGGACACGTAGGTATTGAAGTCGCCCAGTTCCTTAACCGTCGCCTGGTACTGCTCATCAGGCACTGGGGCGTTAAAGAAAAAGATTTCGCCCTGCCATTTTTTAAGGAGGTCAGGATGCGAACCGATGAAGGCAATGAGCTTCTTGCCCTTAGTTTTAGCCCAGTAGTCCTCGATGCCAGCTGATCCGCCCTCGTGAACCTCTTCGATCGTCACTGGACCGGCGTCTAGCGTGACGTAGTAATCGACTTCGATTCCCTGATCTTCGAAGTAGTGAAAGTTGTGAAGGCAGCTAATCAGCGCAATCCCGTCGCGATTCTTCAGCTGCTCTGCGTTTACCTTAAGCGAAGGACCCGCGCCTGCAATGATGGCGGGCTTATGCTTGAGAATCCCGTGAAGCTTGCCCAGACCTCGATCTTTGAACGGCCCATGGGTCTTGTGATTGGCTTTGACCTGATCAATCCATGTCGGACGCCAGGCATCGATGGTAACGCCGTCACTCGAGCAGGCTTGGCTATACATCTGCGCGGGAGAAGCCGGAGGCGTCTCAATGTAGTTTTGATATTCTAGGATGATTTCTGCTTTACGCGACACGCGTGTTCCTTTCGGTTGAGTCAGGAGCGAGGTTCGCCATCCCTAACAGACCTCGCTCCCTTGACTTAAAGTGCGGACGACGCCCGAAAGCGCCATCCGCACTTAAGTTGTATTTAAGGCACGTTGACGTACAGGACGCCGCTATTGCCCGAGACGATAGCTGTAGTCAGCTCACCGATCGCGAAGTAGCCTGCGCCCAAGGTCGCAACGAGACCGGCTGCGCCGAGAGCTTTCGCTCCAGCGGCCTGATCCGAAGCGCTCGAGGCCACAGCGACCTCAAC